TGTACTCTGTGATTTCAGGCGATTTTAAGAAAGGTAATGGTGAAGCTGTCAGAGTAGACAACCATCCAGTCGTCGCTTACTTCAAGAGGTCAGGGTTTGTACCTATCAGAAATTTTATTGATAGTCTTACCAAGCAGAAAAAGATTATGCAGAAATGCAACATATCTTTAGGAACTGCCAAGCAAAAGAAAGGCTCAGTCCAGTATTGGATACCTGTGCCTACTCTTGATAGTGAAACAACAATATCTGAGGAAGATAAAGCCTTAATGAAAAAGTTTGCAGATACTGTAAAGGCACACAACCAAAACGTGCTTGAACAGAGTAGAGAGTCTGTTAAGTTAGTTAACAACACTGACGAAGACAGTCTAGCAGACGATTTCAATGCTGTTGCTGTTTAAAATCCAAGACTATATGGAACGAGCTAGTAAGGGGGAAGTTTCTATTCCCCCTGAAGACGTTACAGACTTTGCTGATTCCTGCAGAGACTCTGTTGTCACTCAGCTAAATAAACAACGAGAATACAAGATCCGAATGTCGGGTCTTGGTAGACCTATCTGTCAACAACTCCTTGAGAAAAAAGGTATAGAGCAAGAAGTACAATACAACATGCTATTTAGATTTCTGTTTGGAGATCTTGTAGAGTCCATAGCTGTACTTGTTCTTGAACAAGCAGGCGTTGATATTGTAGAGAAACAAAAGCAGGTCAGTGTCAAGATAGGCGATACAAAAGTGACTGGCACATTAGATTTAATAATACGAGATGAATTAGGACAAGAAAAGGTTTGGGATGTAAAGTCTGCTAGTGAGTGGGCATTCAAATTTAAATACACAGGGTTCGGTGGGTACGATAAAATAAAAGAAGATGATCCATTTGGATATATAATGCAAGGACATCTGTATGGAGAAGCAACGGGTTTGCCCTTTGGTGGGTGGATTGTTGTGAACAAATCAAGTGGTGAGGTAGCTATAGTTGAAGCACCTGATTGGCAAGCTGATGATAGAAAAGAATATTTAGAAGATGCCGAGAGAAGAGTTAAGATACTTACAGATGACTCTTTTGAATTTAAAGTACCCTTCAAAGATATATTTGAAACGTACAAGCAGGATGGGCAAGAGGTCAGGACAGGAAACAAACTACTGCCCAAGCCTTGTACTATGTGTGGGTTCAAAGCACACTGTTGGAAAGATGCCGTGTTGCATGACAGAATAACATCGAAAGCTAAACAGCCACCACAAGCGTGGTATTCTAGATTGAAAAAGAAAGCATTGTAATGTCAATTATATATGTTCGTGAATATCAAAAAGATCTTATGGAATTGAACGAGGACTTGTACCACGTTTATATAGACTCCCATACGGAGACTGGGGGTGGGAGAGACATTGTTTTTTTACGCCAACACGAAAGAGGTATCCCCCTTACCCTTCGTGAAAACTTTTCAAAGAATGGCTCTCTCACCTCTTCCACCGAACAACGAGACATAATGAAGGTAGAAAATGAATTTCAAACTATACACTATGTTTTGGGTCAGGGTAAGATAATATGCCTGCCGATATACCCTATAACAAACGAACTTATTACAATAGAAAAACAATCCCTCAAACTGGCAGGGTACATAAACAAACGAATACAATCGTTAGGATTGAAGATACCAATATGAGAAGATCAAAATACAGATCCAACTTCGAGTTGCATCTCGCAAAAGGCTTGGCTGAACACAAAGTTAAGTTTGAGTATGAATCAAAGAAGTTTATCTACGTACCAAAACCTCGAACGTATACACCTGATTTCTATATAATCGAAAGTGATATCTACATAGAAGCAAAGGGTCATCTAGATAAGGCAGACAGAGTTAAGATGGCTCTCGTGAAAGAACAACACAAAAATTTGGACATACGATTTGTCTTTATGAATGCACGAAACAAGATCTACAAAGGTAGTAGAACAACCTACGCTGATTGGTGCAACAAGCACAATTTTCGTTGGGCAGAAAAAACAATACCTGCGGAGTGGTTTAAAAAATGAAAGATAAAGATAAGGACATAAAAAAATTTATGGAGCAGATGAATCTGCAAAAAAACTATTACTATATCATACTGGAAGATGTAGGCGATGATAAATTTAAAATGAACGCCTACGATACAACTGGAAAAAAATATGAAAGTGAGCTTGACCATTCTGTAGCATCTGTTATACATGAAGGACTTGTTGGTTTGATAACAGGTAAGCCTGAAGAGTTATTTAATTTTGGTATGTCTGAGGTTGCTTTCAATTATTCAACTAAGCGAATGTTTGGCGAGATACTTGATGAAACAGGTGAAAAGATAGAATACAAAGATAATATAATCAAAGTTGATTTTGGTAGTAAACATTGATAAGGTACTATGAATATATGTTAAAAAGATTAGAAGAAGAAAAACAAAATATAGATATGGTAAACAGTCCTGCTCATTACAACAAAGCAGGCATAGAAACAATAGACATAATTCAATCTGTCACTGGAGATGGATTTGAAAGTTATCTTCAAGGTAACATTTTAAAATACATATGTAGATATAAGTATAAGAATGGTACAGAAGATTTAGAAAAGGCGAAGTGGTATTTAAACCGTTTAATTGAAACAGTTACAGGAGAAGAGTATAATGGCGTCTAATATGCTACCAACTTCATACCAAGAGTTCATACATAAATCAAGGTATGCACGTTGGCTTGAAGAAGAAGGAAGAAGAGAGAACTGGGATGAAACAGTCTCAAGATATGTGAATTTTATGGAAGAAGCTCTTTTAGAAAAGCACAACTATAAGATGGATAAAGTTGATAAAGAGATTATACAAGAACATATACTCAACTTAAGTGTCATGCCATCTATGAGAGCTATGATGACAGCAGGACCTGCATTGAAAAGAGATAATGTGTGTGGTTACAATTGTAGTTATCTACCTGTGGATAGTCCTCGTAGTTTCGACGAAGCTATGTATATTCTCATGTGTGGCACAGGTGTAGGTTTCTCTGTGGAAAGAGAGAATGTGGATAAGTTGCCTGTTGTCAGTGAAAACATGCAGGAGTCTGATGTTGTTATTGTTGTTGATGATAGCAAAGCAGGATGGGCAAAAGCATATCGTGAACTTGTTGCACTGCTCTATTCAGGAATGATACCATCGTGGGATGTATCGAAGATAAGACCTGCGGGTGCAAGGTTGAAAGTTATGGGTGGCAGGGCATCAGGTGCTGATCCGTTGGTCAACCTATTTAAGTTTACTATAGATAAATTCAAAGGTGCAAAGGGAAGAAAGTTATATCCCGTCGAGTGTCACGATATTATGTGCAAGGTAGGTGAAGTTGTTGTGGTAGGTGGTGTCAGACGATCTGCTCTGATCAGCCTGTCCAATCTAAACGATAGCCAAATGGCTCACGCTAAATCAGGTGAGTGGTGGAATGCAAATGGTCAAAGAGCATTGGCAAACAACTCTGTTGCTTACAAAGGCAAGCCTGATATGGAAACTTACATGAGGGAATGGCTAGCTCTGTACGAGTCTAAATCAGGTGAGCGTGGCATGTTTAATCGTAAGGCTGCTGACGATCAGGTGTCCAAGAGTGGCAGAAGACAGACAGGTCACATGTGGGGTACTAATCCGTGTAGTGAGATTATACTTCGACCTTATCAATTTTGTAATCTATCTGAGGTAGTTGTGCGAGAGAATGATGATCTGCTCTCACTACAATCTAAGGTACGTGTTGCTACAATGCTAGGTACATTTCAGTCTACTCTTACAGATCTGAAGTATCTACGTAGGATATGGAAAACAAATACTGAAGAAGAACGCTTGCTTGGCGTCTCATTAACTGGTATCATGGATCATTATGTACTGGCTAAGACAACTGATTCAAAGATTTGGTTACAAGAGATGAAACAAGTAGCAATAAAAACAAACAGAGAGTATGCAGATAAGATAGGCATACCTAGAAGTACGGCTATCACATGTGTAAAACCAAGTGGTACTGTTTCTCAACTGACTGATTCTGCGTCAGGCATTCACGCTAGACACAATGATTTTTACATCAGAACAGTACGTGGGGATAACAAAGATCCCTTAACAAAATTTATGAAAGAAGAAGGTGTACCGTTTGAAGCTGATATTACTAAGCCTGATAGCGTTACTGTCTTCTCTTTTCCTATGAAATCTCCTAGTGGTGCTATCACTAGAACTGAGATGAGTGCTATAGAACAACTAGAACTTTGGAAGATCTATGCACTTAATTGGTGTGAAC